TTCCATTAATCCTATCCCAGCCAAACCAAATAAGTGTCGAGTCGGTGACATCTGATGGGTCTAACCAACTTGTCATTTTTCTATATTCACCCTCAACCTCTTTTTCAGTAGTTCCCATACCTTTTCTTTTTACTAAAACTCCATTCTTATCAACATTTAAATTTTCTATACTGGTAGGATTTAACCCAACAGAAGAGGGATTGTCTTCTTTATTTATACCTTTTTTAATTGGAATTTTAATTATTTCACTCATTTACAGAAAGCCTACCATTTAAAATTTGCACAGTTTCAAATCCTCTTTTTTTAGCAACCTCTGATCTATTCATTCTATTGTCTGTTTCCCATAACTCTGCTTCAGCAAAATCTAAAAGAATTTGTTCAATCTCTCCATCAAAATAATGGTCTGTTGCTGTATCTGTAAAAAGAGGAGGAATTTGTAAATATTGAATATTAATATAATTACCATCTGCAATAGGTGGGTTAAAAGTAAGACCATCGTGTTTCACTCTAAACTGATTTCCATATGAAGGAACAATATGAGTTTTAAAATCTTTTGCTGTTTTTTCCACAAGTTCTTTTTTAGAATTACTATCGTACACCATTTGAATACCATTTTTTAAAGGTAAACCTTGAGCCGGTTCAAGTCCAACTCTACTTATAGTTCCCCCAGTTGTTTCAAATGGTAAAGTGTGCATAAGGACTGCGGTAGGAAAATTTTCATCTAATCCCTCAATCACAAGCCAATTATGACTTAGATCATTAGAATTTTCTTCAATTTGTGTTATAACCCCAGTTGCAAGATTAAGTCCAGTTGTTTCGGTAAAATCAGTCAATTGAACTTTATCTCCCACTACCCATCCACTAACATCATTGTCTCCGGGTTTTAGTCCAATAGGATGTCCATCTCCATCAGCATTCATTTCGGCATCTTCAACATAGTAAAGTTTTGCTTTATTGCCCGTTGCATATTGGGTATCGTAATCTGTTTCCATAGTAGCAGTAATGTTGTCAAAAGGTGCATTTATGGTTAATTCATTAGAATTGTTAAATGTAATATAATCGACACAAGCACCATTAAGTACAGAATTATCGCCTTCAAAATCATTTGAAAATATTTTTTGTGTACCAAAATTCTGATTCCATCCAGACTCAGCCATATCTGTATGAACTCTATTTGTTGAGGCTTCTAATTTTTCTACATATAAAAAATCACCAGTTTGTGTGCAACCGGTTGATTGCTTTAGTGCAGAGCCTTCTTGTGTTCCAGAATCATAAAAATCAGTATATAGTAATAAATTATTTGAAACCTTTAAATTATTTATTTGCACAGTTAATTTTTTTAAATAGAATGGATCTAAAATAGAACAAAGTTTTAATGCTGATGTATTTAAAGCATTTGTTTTATCACTAACACTATAATGAGAATCGTTGGTGTCTTCTAATTTAACTCCAAGATAATCTATTAATTCCTTCATATTCATATATAAAATTCTCCCTTAAAATGGAGGTGTCCGAAGACACCCCCATTATTAACTTACGAGTAACTTACGGTCTAACTATAATCAGAAGGACCGCCACCTAAACAACCCATCATTCTAGGATTAGAGCAAGTTAATTGACCCATCCAGAATAACCTAGATTGGATTTGGTCTTTTGCCTCTAATCTTCTAAAGTCCTCAAATTGGAAATTTCTGTCTTTGTGAACTTTAAAATCAAGGTAGTTTGTGTTAAGGAAATACATTTGTCCAGCCGGACAATGTGAATCCACAACAACAGTAGCACCTTTGAACCTTAGTGAATCAAACCCAGCATTTGCTACCTCTTCACTACCAGCAAATCTTTTGTTTGCTTGTAATGATGTTTCGTAGGCATCATAAATTGCTTGAGTTGTTACTATAAGGTCTGGTTGATCATTGTCAATAGTACAAGCACCATACATTCTAGTCATTGCTCTTGAGATATTTGCAACATTGTCTTGCAAGTCACATAATTCACCCCAAGAAACAGTACCAGTTGTACCACCGTATGCTCTTACTGTACCAGATAATTCAAAAGTACCAAGATTACCATTCCACCAAGTGTTTGACCCAGAGTCAATACCACCTAATGTTCTTTCGTAACCTATTACTGTATTATTTGATGTAGCAACAGAACCACCAGCACCATCTGAACCAGAAGGCATATGATGAACAGATGTATCAGCACCTAAATCCTCAATGATGCCTAATCCATTATCGTATGCTATATAGTTACCAGATGCTACTCCAGTACCAGTACCATTTAATGATACTAAACCATTACTTACTTGTGCATCTGCAAACAAACCAGTTCCAAATATATCTCTGATTGTTTTCTCTGCACTTTTTAATTTCGCTTTTAACATTGAAATTACTTGTGAAGAACCTTTGTTTACAAGTTCTTCTTCGCCCGGAATCAATACCCCAGCATAAGCAGTTGCCCATTCATAAGTTGCCTTTTGATAAGTTTCAACTTCAGCAGTATCTGTATCACCGGTAGAATAATCTATCCAACCAGATGTTCCAGTGTCTTGCAATGAATATTCAACTGGTATAACAATATTCTTACCACCATCTAATTTTTCTGCATTCTTTAAAAGTTTTAAACAGAGGACATTAGAATTATAAATATTATCAACCAATACTGGAATAAATTTTTCACGAGTTAATGCACTTACTGATGTACTTAAAGCCATCTTTACACTCCTTCGTAATTACTCTTTCAACTGCTCTTACGAGCCTTCATTTTGAGTAATTTATTCCCGATGGTTATTCGTCAAAGTATTGTTTAAATTCTTTGTCGTGTGGATCTATATCTTTCCAAGCCTTAATATTTTTAGGTGTATGAACATCTTTAGCACCTATCTCAGAATCGGTTACCACAGAACCATCGTTTTTTTGTTTATTGTCATCTAATTTTTTATAGTGAGACAATTCTTCGTTTAAAGCATCAAATGAATATTCTCTAAAAGCATTAGAAAGATTGACAACTCCGTTCTTGTCACGATACCTAGCAGAGTTTCTCTCTGAAAAGTCAAGAAATTTCATCACTTTATCTGGTTCGCCTAGCACATTTGGATACTGGCTCTCCAATGATGATAATTGATCTTGTAAATGGTCGGTTCGTTGATCAACGACACGACTTTGTTCAAACTCTTCTAACTTATTTAGTCTTTCTTCAAGTGACTCACTTTTAACTTGCTCGGGATCTTTTAAATCAAATTCAGAATCTAATCCATAAGAATTAAACTCTTTATCGTCTTTAAAATATCCTTTAAGATGATTTCTTAAACTTTCATCATCTTTGAACTTTTGTAGGAATTTACCCACTCCAGCAATTTTTTGAGATTTTTCAGTGTTAGATTTACTCCAGTCTGCTTTATTATCAGCATCCTTTTTCCATTTAACAATTTCATCAACTGAATAATGATTACCATCAATCTCCAATTGATACTCAAAGTCATCACTGCTTTTGTCCTCGAGAACAGATTCTTTATTAGTTGAATCCTCAACTTGAACCTCTTCCTTCGGTTCTTCTTCAGACATTGTAGTCTGTTCGCCTTTTTGATATAGAGATTCTATTTCTTTTTCACTAATCTCTACATCATTATAGGCTTCTTTGGTATTAGCCATAAGACATCCTCCGATTGGTCTTGTTGTTTAATAAATTTTTATACTCTGCCTTTTACATCAGATGTTAAAGATTTTGTAAATGTTGCAACTTTACCATCAACATTTATATCGCCTTTAACTTGAGTTAATCCTTTTCCTTTAGAATCAACCTCTAATGCCTCGCCAGATGGTGTAAATGTTTTTCTACCTTTATCCCAAGAACCCCATTCTACTAAATCAGTATTTGTTGTAGCCATAGCACTAGCAATAACAGATTCTTTATCACCACCTTTTCCAACATAAACAGTAGTTTTTTTATCAACCTCAATAATACCGCTTGTATTTATAGGTTTTCCCGGATCTGGTGGAGGAGGCATATCTGCACCGCTACCCATATGGTCAGAGGTAGGTGAATTTCCACTTTTATATTGTGACCCAGCATCAGTACCTCTCATTGTGGAACCTTTTGCGAGTTTTTTTAACTTTCTTTGGATTTCATCCATAGTTTTCTTCCTTTTTATTTTTTTGGATTCTCTTGTTGTTCTCCGCCACCCATCATTGCTTGTTGAACTAACATAGCATCTTCAATTTCTTTTGGGTCGGTTGAATTTTGCATTACACTTTGATTTTGTTGCATCATATCCATTTGCTGTTTCTTTTGCTCTAACATCTCTTCTAGTATATCTTTAGAAATATCAGATTGAGTCCATCTCCAAAACTGCTCTGGAGACAATAGTCCAAGTTGAACAAGATTCATCGCTTGATCCATTCTACTTGCTCTGTTGTCTGGGAGACTTGAACCCGGAACATATTTAAAATCCATATCTTCATCTAAATCATATGGTGCAATTTCATAAAATTCATATTGACCTATGTCTTGAGCATAAGTTCTTACTTTAATAGTTTGTTCATAATTGTTTTTTAACATCGCTAATGTATATTTATAAAGGCTTACAATAGCATCTTGCCCAACCTCTCGTTCTTTAGTACGAATAACTTGCTGAGATGCCTCTTGCAGTTGGGTAATAGCAGTTCCAGATGTTACTCCACTAGGATTTCTTCCTTGAGTTATATCGTGAACTCCGCTAACAGAATCTGCTAATTGAATTAAACTTTGAGCCATAGGTAAACTTGCTTGTGAAATACCACCAGCCGGTAATCTATTTACAGACTCGTGTGGACCATTTGTGTAAAATACTTGACCCGGTTTATCAGTAGGTCTGTTTCCGGGAGTTTTCATCATACTCTTAGGCATTACTACTGCTGGATTTCCGTGATATATCATATTATCCATTGCTTGAGATAGTGTTATTGATGATCCTACCGCTAACGATTCTATAACCTCTGGTTCACCTTTACCCCATATACTGTGAGCAGATTTATAATTCTGAAACATTACTAAAGGAATAAAAGGATAAGATGCTTCAACTGTTT